AGTAGTCATGGCTATGTTGATTATAGAAAAGTTCGTATGAGCAGTGCTGTGGCGTACCGCGCACCTATGGTGAATCCACCGGTACCCCAGAGCTTTCTCACCCCAGGACTTGATGAGTTTTTCCTGCTTCGGGTGCCAACTCATGGCATTCTCGATGCGTTTCTGTTTGTCTACCAGGAATTTGGCTTCAAGGTGTTCTATGTGATCGTCTTCACCTGCGTCTGAAGCCATCTACTTAAACATTACATTTTATTAAATAGGAATGAAGTTCTCTACCAAGGTTGTGACTCTCGAAGACGGTGTCAAGGAAGTGGCGGTTCGCGCGGACGACGGGAAACCTTTGTTGGTTACTCTCAAGGGAGCCCAGGTGGTCTCAGTGGATGATGAGGTTCTTCTCAAGGTTGATGATGAGACCGTGGCACAGTGTGAGGATGCTGTTCTTACAAAGGCTAAGGAATCTAAGGTGGCTTGGTTCGGTAAGGAGATCGCAGACTCTCGACTTGAAAGTGCATTTACTTCTTCTTTTTCTACTGACGAAAATATCTTGAGTGTGCACAGGGCGGAAGTAGTCAGGGTGTATGACGCCAAGCGCGAGTTGGTCGAGGACAAGGAACTCGCCAAGGACGACGTGGTAGATGTGGTCGTTCAGCTCCGATCTATTCAGTTTCTTCAGAAAAGTTTTGAGACAGAGTGGGTGCTTCATCAGGCCAAGTTTAAGGCAGAGCCAAAACCTAAGAAGGCGATTGTTGATTTTTCGGATTGTCTTTTTGAAGAAGATCCAGAGGAAGAGGAAGAGGAGGATTTTTTTTAGTAAGTAATGTTAAACGGATATGAAGGTTAAGATGATGAAGACCGAGACTATGTTGCTTCTGGCTTTGCTTATTGCGGTCGGTTATTTTATGTGGGTGAACAACGGTGCCATTCGCCGTGCTCTTGGTATGACTCCCAAGGAGGCCATGTACAGCTGGAACTACATTAATGGTAAGGAGGGTTACGAGGGTGCCAACGTGGTGGACTCCATGGGTGCCCCGGTGAACGGTGGTGCTCTGTCGGTGCCCGCCGCGGCTGCCAACGGGATGGGGGTTGCCTCTAGCCTTCTCCCTCGCGACGTGGCGGCTCAGGAGGACTTCGGTGAGTTCGCTCCCGATGACATCCTCAAGGGTCAGAACTACCTGAACCCCCGCGCGCTCATCGGCTACCCCGAGACCGTCGGCGGTGCTCTCCGGAACGCCAACCAGCAGATCCGCTCGGAGCCCCCGAACCCCCGCGAGGCCGTCACCATCTTCAACACGTCCACGATCGTGCCGGATCAGATGCGCCCCGCTTTCGAGCTTGGTCAGGGTACCGTTTAGATGATTAACTAATAAATTAGAAACATTCAGGGAAACAACTCTGACTGATTTTAAATTAAAGAAATTGTGCAATCTATAGACAAACGATGTCTGGAGGAATGCCGATCAGCGATCAATTCAAGGAGGCGATTGCCGAGTTAGAGGGGATCAAGAAGCAGCTCACCGAGGCTCAGAAAGCCATCAAGGTACTGAAGGACCGCGAGACAAGTCTGAAGACCTTTATCGGTGGATACATGAAGGCTCAGAAGATTGATGACGTACAGACCCGTGGCGGAACCAAGGTCACCCAAAAGACATCAATCAAGAAGCCGGTTATCACTAAGAAAATCCTAATGGATGAACTACCAAATTATATTGAGGGTGGTCAGGAACGTCTTGAACAGATCCTCAAGGATATCGAGGAGAAATTGGAACCAAAGGAGACATCCACCCTCCAACTCAAGTTAAAGAAGAACTCCGAAGAGTAATCAGTAACCAAACATGGTGAGTTCTAGTCTTCTTGATTATACGCCCATCGCCCAGCCTCAGGTAGTTGAGGATCCGCAACTCGAAGAAGATGACGAGGGATTCTTTGATCCAAATGAGTACGAGTATGAAGACTGGATTGCCTATTACAGTGATGAACTATGGAATAACTGGGAAATTTACAGGCAGCATTGTTATGACCATATGATACCCGAAGATATCACGTTTTCCGAGTTTTGTAAAAATGAGTACTATTATTAGTTTTAAATGTTTGCAGTCAATAGATATGGGCCGACTGCCAGACGTAACCAGTACAAAGGTCATTGTTCCAACGGTTCTGTTTGCCTTCCTTTCACCCGCAGTGACGGGTATGACAGATTTAACAGATCGACTAGGAATGACCTCTGTGTTCGGTATCCTATACATAATCATTCTTCGTGGAGTTATGAAGTTCGTGGTTCGGCCAAACGAGGTTTATCTCGCATCCGGAATGTACTTTCTATTGAGCGGGATGACCACAGACCAAAACTTGATCATAAGAAACACTTTTCTCTATTGGATATTATTCGCGGTTATTCGCTCACAAAGTCCTCTCGAGTTCTAAAAAGGGACATGAAGTATCTTGTCGTTGGACCAGGTGCCATGGGATTCTATGCCATCCTTGGAACCGTCTATGCCATGCAAAATTATGAAAAAACCAAAGATATAGAGGCGGTCGCTGGCTCTTCGGCTGGTTCGATTGTAGCGTTTGGTTGTTTGGTCGCCAAGTGGGACATTATCAGGTTGTTTAAGATCATCAAGGATGTGGACGTCAATCAGTTGATGCGTCTTAATCTCAAATCCCTTCTTAACAACTACGGTCTTGTTCCGGCATCCAGGTGGAAAGATGTATTTTCAAAGATATGTATGGAACTTGCCGGAAAAGAAGACTTCACGTTTCAGGAACTAAAGGAGTGGTCTGGGCTTGACTTTTACGTTTCGGCATACAACATAACACTTCAGAAGAGTTGTTATTTTTCACATCACACCCACCCGACCATGTCGGTGTCTCACGCGGTCTGTATGAGCATAAGCATACCCTTCTTGTTCGAGTCTGTAATGTACAAAGACCACCGGTATGTGGATTCGGCTGCATTTGAGACGTGCCCCCTGACACCCTTTATTGGCAAGGACATGGAAGAAGTTGTCTCTATCGAATTAGATCCTGAACCTTCAGTCGAAAAACCACCACATATAGGATCATTTGTTGATTTCATACAACACTTTATCACTTCAATTATGAGAAATAGAGTGGTCTATGAAAAGCCTACCGTCTACATTAAGATGAAGGAAGGCGAGGCATTTAATTTTTCTATGGATAACGAGAAGAAAACGGAACTATTCTATCACGGATATCTTACCGGTAAGGAGTTTCTCAAGATAAAGCACGAATAATGTCCCTGATAACCAACGTGGCAATCCCGGCCATGAAGAGAACCACCATGTACCCCAACTCAGAATCCATCACACCCTCGACCTCGTAGAACTCCACCCGATCGGTGGGAAATATTCGGTCAGCGGCCTTCTCGGGAGCCGGCGGTGCTTTAACCGTTTCCCGAGGGAGTCCTCCATAGGCATCGTCAATTGAACAGTAGCCTACCATTATTTAGTATCAACTAGGAAATTATTTACAGTTCAAGAGTCGTCTTCCCCTTCTTTCCCCTCTTCTTCTTGGGGGCAGAAACTTCCACGTCCTTGACAGAATCGCCATTCACACTCACAATGTCAGAGATGTCATCCTCAATTGCCCCCTCGCTCGGTGAAACTTCCGGGGCACGGACCTCTTCCAGGTCTCGACGAGTCGTGGATTGAGGATTCATGAATGAAGACATTAACGAAGAGAGGTCCATGTTGGGTCCTTGAACCTCCCTCCGCTGAATTGGTGGTACCGGACGGGGATCCACATTCCTCTCTTGTGCATTCTTGGCTGTATTTGCCATAGCAGACATCATGTTCTTGATGAGATCAGGGTTCTGCTTGATGACATCGTTCATCTGAGGCATCGCAGACTTGAACATCGAGTGGGTCAGATGGAACATCGTGGCTGAACCACCGAGCATCATCATCAATTTCAACTCAGGCGCCATCTTCGCCTTGCCGCGGTACTTGACATACAACTCCTCAAAGACATCGTCGTAGTCGTCAACGCCGTCCATCACAGACTCAGACCACCCGTCCAGGTGGATGTCCAGAGGATTGTAGCGCTTGTTCAGAAACTCAATCCCAGTCACGCAGGCAATGAGCATCCGTCGCTGCATCTTGACTGACTGATCCACCTCGATCGAGTAGGACATCCGCTTGACCTCACCGCGGATGTCGTGGATGGAAGAGTGCATATTCAGTCTCTCCATGGAACGAATACCTTTCTTCTCCAGGCGGGTAATCTTATTCAAAAGGTCGGCCTTCTCGTCGTCGATAGACTTGTAACCGGGCGATGGAGCGTCCTCTTCATAGCCTCCTTCGAGACCAACGCCACCTCCATAGTCTTCGCCGAAACCCTCGCCATGATCTTCTGGCTCTTCCTGTGGAGGTGGAGGGCGTGCCGAAGGCGTCTGCTTTCCGTGATTGGCAAATGCCATAAAAGAAGAAGCCGGGGTATGGATGGGTTCATCATTCATCCTCGGATTGTTTGTTCGCTTGCGTCGGGTGGCATCCAGGACGACACCGTTCATGAGATCCTGTTCGTCGTCATCCAGGTCAACCATCATCTCACTATTATTATCGAGCTCAATCTCGAAATCTTCCATGCTCTCTTAAGGTCAGTCTATAAACTTATGTCCAAGTCTTTAACGCAGAAAAAAATCAAATGTTCTAGTAAAGAAGTATGATCAGCAATCAGTTCGCCCTTGTTCTTGTGATTGCCATCCTCGCCCTCATGTACGTCAAGTGCTTCATGGGAATGAAGAAGAGTGGCTACAAGCTGTCCCCAGAGCCGGTGGACGTCGAGCCCATGATCAGCGGCGACGAGATCACCAAGCTGCCTTACACTCTGGATTGTGTGCCCGGCCCAGGCAAGGATGCCGCCTACTACACCAAGGACCTCACTCCCGGGGGGTTCTGCGGTGATCAGGCGCTCGTCCGCGAGTCCATGTCCTACAAGATCCTCGGAGGGATCGGTGGATCTCTGCTTGAGAAGTAAATTAAAGAAATGAAACCAAGGGTAAGTACGAAAAACAATGTCTACCGAGGATGTGATGAAGGAGATTGCCGAGATGCGCAAGGAGATCAAGAGTCTCACCAAACTGGTCCGCAAGATCGCCAAGGTTCAGGATGACCCTGATGGTTCCAAGGCCAAGGAGCGCTCCGCTAACACAGGTTTCAACAAGCCAAGCAAGGTCACCAAGGACCTGACCGACTTTATGGGTATCGCCGAGGGTACCCAGGTGTCCCGCACTGACGTTACCCGCTTTGTCAAGCAGTACGTCAAGGACAAGGGTCTTTCTCACCCAGAGGATGGACGAAAGATTATTCAGGATGATGCGATGAAGAAGTTACTGCAGACACCTCAGGGAGAGACCCTCTCGTATATGACCTTGCAGAAGCACATCTCCAAGCACTTCATCAAGGCTTAAACAAAAAACGCGCCCTACTTTTAGAAAATGATATCCGCTCAGGAGGTTGAGGCCATCATCGGTACGAACATCAAAAACATCGATGTGTACCGAAAGGCCTTCAAGCACAAATCTTCTGTTCAACACGATGGCGTCGAAGGTTCCTATGAAACATTGGAATTTATGGGCGACTCCGTGTTGGGCTTTATTGTCACCAAGTACTTGTTCGATAGGTACGAGAATCTACAGGAAGGATTTCTAACTCGTGCGAGAACAAAGATCGTATGTGGTAAGACTTTGGCAGAAGTGTCTGCCAAACTGGGATTCCACAACTGGATTGAGATGGATGAAAAGGGTATGAGGAATGGATGGAACAACAACCCAAAGATTCTTGAAGACGTCTTCGAGGCGTTCATTGGTGCAATCTATCTAGACCTCGGAATGATCGAAGCAAAGAAGTTCGTCCTGGGCGTACTGGATAATCCAGATCTGATCCGCCTTGATCGGCTAATGGTCGACGACAACTACAAGGACATCCTCATGCGCGTCTGTCAGGCACAGAAATGGGATCTTCCCGAGTATCGCCAACTTGAACATGTGGACACCACCAAGTTCAGGATTGGCGTTTACGTCCAGGGACATCAGTGGGGAACCGGCAAGGGTTCCACCAAGAAGGAGGCAGAACAGGCGGGTGCCTACTTCACACTCAAGCGTCTCGAAGAAAAACTCGAGAAGAGACTCGTCCCTTCCAAG